ACCCCTAGGGAGATGGTTGCTGCACTACGGGCATCTGATAAAGCCTTTGATGCGGCTTACACTAAATTAAGTAAGGAGAAATAATATGGAATCATTTTTAGGTAGTCTTTGGTTTGCTGGTATGACCCTAGTTGTTGGTTATGTCCTTGGCCACATCTTCCCAATTAGTAAGTTTGGTAGCAAGTAATATGAAAGAACAACTAAATAAGTTACAGGAGTTGCTTATTAGTCGCCTCATTGCTGACTTTAGCGATGAAGACAAGTGTACTCCTGGTTTTTATACTGTAGTTCGCGGTATCCTTAGTGATCATAAGGATCAGGTTAATAAGATTCCAAGCGAGTCTATTGAAGCCGTAGAACTAGCCATGAAAAATGCAGCTCCGTTCAAGATGAATAAAGCTGCTTATTGATAGGAGATTCGGATGCGTGTTCCCCAGGAAGTCATTGAAGATTTTAGAAATCATTTATACTTTTGTTTTAAACACCTTGGCCTTGGGGAGCCCACCCGAATTCAATATGAACTAGCCCGTCAGATTCAAGAAGGTCCTGAAGATCAGATTATTGCTGCTGGTCGTGGTACTGGTAAATCTACCATTACTGCCTGCTTGGCTAGTTGGGAGTGGTTAAAGAATCCAGATTGTACATTCCTAGTACTTTCTAATACACAAGGTAAAGCAATTGACTTTGTGTCGCAAGCTAGAAAAATCTTATCGGTTGTTCCATATTGTTTACATCTTATTCCCGGTGACACCGACAAAGATAATGCCCTTGGTTTTAACGTAGCCGTTAGAACCAAGTTTACACAAGATTTAAGCTGTGCCGCTAGAGGTATAACAGGTCAGATTACAGGTCTTCATGCTGATCGTATTATCCTAGATGACATTGAAGTAGCTGGTAAAAATGAAACTCCAGTTGGCAAAGAAAACTTACTAAAGAAGTTAAATGAACTTGAATCTATACGCAATAAGCCATCTAGGGTTATTTTCCTAGGTACACCCCATTATCAGGACTCTATTTACAATGTCCTTAAGGGTTCTTACCCCATGATTAAGTACCCAGCAGAGATGCCAAACGCAACTGTACCGCATGAGGTCGAGGACGTGGCTCCCTGGGTCCTAGAGCTTGATATAGAGCCAGGGGAAGCAACACAGCCCGAACGGTTCGACCGAGTAGAGCTAGCCGCCAGACAGGCTAAAATGGGGCCTAGTGCTTATGCTCTCCAGTATCGTCTGATAACTAGCCTAGCAGATAACGATAGATATCCACTTAAGCTTAGAGATCTTATTGTTATGGATATTAACCCATCTGTAGCTCCAGATTTAATTGTATGGCAGGGTCAAAATCAATTACCAGGAATGCCCATGTTTGGCATTACTGGGGATATTATCCCTGAACCAATGCATACATCTGATAACTATATGCCATTCCAACATAGGCATCTTACAATTGACCCCTCTGGCAGGGGTACAGACCAAACAGGAGTTTGTATAGCTTCTGTATTAAATGGGCTGATATTTGTACATGAGCTTATTGGATTATCCGGTGGATACGATGATGCCACATTACTAAAGATCTCCAAACTAATTCAAGAATATAATATACAATTAGTTAGAGTTGAATCTAACTTTGGTGATGGATTGTTTACTAAAGTATTAATACCATTCTTAACAAAAGAATGTGGTAAAGTATCAGTAGAAGAATATAGAGTAAGTGGACAAAAGGAAACTAGAATTATCAGTATACTAGAACCAGTCATGGCAATGCATCGTTTGGTAATAGATAGGAAGGTTTTAAAGGATCAAGAAAATCAAATGCAATTAACCAGATTGCACCGTGGTCGCGGAGCTTTAAAACATGACGATAGAATTGATGCTTTGGCTGCTGCTGTAGAATTCTATAAAGAACATATGCAACTAGATACTGAAAAGTCTTCAGAAGACAATAAAAGAAAAGAGTGGGAAAAAAGAGTCAAAAACTGGGCAGAAAACTTCAGAGCTGGGGATTATATTCCAAGTAGTGGAGCTTTAAAGTTAATATCCACAAATCACAAAAAACCTAGAAAAAATCAATGGGGATGGTAATGATATCTATAGTTACTGGATATGGTCCTAGGGTTGGTTCTTCATTTGTAATGAATGAATTACGAAAAGCCGGAATTCCTATTATGGGAAATAAGTTTTTACCTGGTATTACAATAAAAAGGCATAATCCAACAGGCTACTGGGAACTAGATCCATTTACCATTGTTGAATTAAGTAAAACAGATAGATTTAATGGCCATGTTATAAAACTATGGCCACAGGGTTTATCTCTTTTTGAACCAAATAGAATTCAATGTGCTGTAATTCTCGAAAGAAGAAATAAACAAGAGCAACTTAAAAGTATTTCTAAGGTATGGGAAGATGAAAAACAAACAGAAATAGGTAGTTTATTTTCACACCTTACTCCAGAAGACTTAATAAACAACCAAATAAAAAGCTTAGAGTCTTATAAATTTAACTCGGCTTTACATGTATATACAGAAGACCTAAACAATAGAATAGGTGAAATTATAAAATATTTAGAAAGAGGTTATTAATGCCGTTTTTAGCTGCTGTTTTAATTGGAACTGCCGTTGCTGGTGGCGTTTCTACTATGGCTCAAGGTAGAGCCCAAGAAGCTGCCGCAGATCAAAGAAATGCACAAGCATATCAAAACTGGTTATTTCAACTCAAAGAAACTGCAACATTTAATGCAAGAGAACAGTTTTTGGCTGCATATAACTTTGCACAACAAACTAAAAGAAACTCTGCAATTACAGATTCTGCATATAGAACAAAAACAGAAAAAACTTTCAATTTAAAGGATGTAAACTCTTTCCAGCATAGGCAGCTAGCTAATCAAAGCACACAAGCAGCGGCTTCTTTGATGAATGCTATGGCAATGAAAAATATTTCCGTAAACAGCGGTATGTATGCAAACCTTTCTATTGCGCAAAATTTAGATTTAATTAGAAACGCAAGTCAATTAAAGAAAAACTATAAAACAGAAATGCAAAATATTGACAGAGAATTCAGAGGTGCTATGTCTCAAAAAACAGAAAATATATTCGTTCCAAACATCAGACAAGCACCAGATAGACCAGGCTATGAAGATGGAAGTATTTATTCAACAGCTGGTTATATATCAGGTGGTCTACAAATTGGTGGAGCTATTGCTGGTGGTATTATTGGCGGCTCTATGGGTGGTGGCGGTGCTACTACAGGTTAATAAGGAGAAAAAATGGATATACGAAATTTAATAAAAATTGATCCAGTACAACCAACAGCAACTACAAGTAATCCAATTGAGTTTGTAAAAGCCGAATTCTATGGCGGTCAAATGCAAGTAGCACCACCAAGACAAGAAGTAGGCCGTGGTAGTGAAGAAGCCCAGTATTTAGCCTTAGCTCAAATTGCCCAGGGAGTTGGAGAAGGTTTACAAAACTTTGGAAGTATTGCTAAAGCCTTTGATGATCGAGCAATTAGACAAGTAGAAAGTAAATGGGATGAAATTGATTCCAATAAAGCATTATCACCCGAAGAAAAAATCACACAATTCAACGATGTTTTAAATCGAACAACTACAACATTTAGCGGAGAAGCTTGGAAATCTTCGTTTGTTCGTAGGGTAGTTAATTCATGGGGCGAAGATTTTTCCAATGAAATTGCTGCATCTATGTATGAAAAGTCGTTAAAAAAGAATGCAGAAAATCCACTTATGGGTCCACCGCAAGATTTTGGACCTATGGTTTTACGAGAAACACTTGATGAATTTGTAAAAGAAAATCCAGCTTTAGCTGGAACGCCCTATATTGACGGGTTATTTGCGCAGGCTAATGAGGGTATGGTAGAGCTTCAATCCCAAGCCGCTGTGGATAATATTAAACTTGGATTAGCAACCCAATACACCATTACTCCCCAAGTAAAAGAAGGTTTATTAGATGGTTCTTCTAGTATTGTTGATGTAGAAAAAACAGACCCAATAGTAGCTAAATCATTAGAACTTGCATTGTCTTCAGATAAGAAAGAATCGTTTGTAGAGCAATTTAATGATTCTTTTAATGAGGGTTTTATTGCTTTAGTAGAGCAGGTTGAGGATGGCCCAACAAAAATAAAACTAATTCAAGACGGTTTATCCTTACGCGACAAACTATCTACTGACATATGGGATTTTAGTAGAGCATACGATAAAAGTAAAAATCAACTTGTTCGCTCGAGTATGTTAGAAGCATCTATATACGCTTATAAGGCCAGCCCAACAGAAGAAGGATTAAAAGATTTATCGAATAGACTATTTGTTCTAACTGGAGACATGAAATATGCTGAAAGATCCACAGCTGTACTTAAATATATTGAAGCAGTTCAGTTTGGTTTAGAAAGCGGAAAAATACCAACTGGGTCTGGTGTTAGTTACGAGTTATTACCACCAGCTGAAAAAGTAAGACAACTAAACGAAACACTAAGTAATTCTCTTTCAAGGGAAGGACTATTATTAGCTAGTGGTTCTCGGTTTCAAACATGGGATGCTGCTATTAATGCTTTTAAAGATACTAAAGAAGGACAGTCTATTTCCGCTGGTGTTTTTGAAGCATCAAAAAACGCAGCAAAAGCAATAGAAAATATTAATGCTGTTAGACTAGCTACTGGGGACACTCCACTTGATATTGGAGAGGCAGCCAAAAGATATATTAATGACTTAGCTTTAAGCAGCGGAGTTGCTGAATCGGCAATAGAAAAGTTATTTATTATTAAAAATGATGACGGTACAGTAAGTTTAAGAACACAATCACCAAGAGAAATATTTATGGGATTAAGTGAAAACGAAAAAGCTGTACTTGGTGAAGGTGGTATTACTCCAAATAGCCTAATTAAACTACAAGAAAATTTTGTTTCTGGATTGGCTGCTGTAACAAAAGGTTCTTCTGGTTCATCTAGATCGGCTGGGGCAGCTGCTGGAGAACAGTTAAAGACTGTTACAACACAAGATTATCCAACACCATTAGTAGCTACTGGTTCTCTTTTAAAGGAACCGAGCCTAGTTGATAAAGCTTCTCAAGTAGCCTATAATCCACTAGCTAGTAGTAAAGAGGCCGCTGATGCTAGAGTTTTACTACAAGCTGCATCTGATATAGAATCTTCATTTCAAATGTCTTTGAACATCGCATCTCTTAGCACAATGCAAGAACTTGGAATAGTTACAGCAGATGAAGTTGAAGCTTTAAATGCCAGAGCAAATCAAACAGCTACACAAAGTCAACTAAAACTACTTGAAGAAAAAGGAATAGATTTAAAAGTTTCTGAGGGTTTCAAACAAATTTATGGTGTAACTAGT